AGAAAAAGTTTAATTTTAGGACAAAAAAAAAGGGAATACCTTTAGATACTCCCTTTATTTTTTTAAAATAATTTACTAATTTATTCAATTACCTCATCAATTTTACTTTCTGTGATTGAAGTAATTCTCCAATCCATTGTGTAATTTTCATAGATTTTGGTTACTTTTGCCTCCACGTCTGTAGGACTATACGCCAAAACTAATTTTTCTTCTTTTACTTTTTTCACTCTTCCAGATTCTGAATCTAACAAATCTGATGTGATTTTTGCTACAAAATATTTTTCTCCTTGTTCCATAATTTATTAATTTGATATAATTATAGAACTTATTTTTTTATTTATCAAGAAATGCTGTTAATTTATCCATTAATTTTTTTGTCTTATCAACAGCTGAAGATTCCATACCAGTTGCTCTTTCAATATTTACTCTTTTTTCTTCTTCTAAATTCTCATCAAACTTATGTCTATCATTCTTATCTAAAAATAAATAAGCACCTGGCGTTGATGGGGAAGATACAAGGTCAAAACAAATTAATTCAAAGTCATCCTGTACTTCATTTTGGTCACCAACCTTTTTTAATGAACCAACACCACGAGAAGAAATACCCAAAGTAACACCTTGTCTTAAATAATTGGCGGCCATATCTCCTTTTGTGGAAACAATACCTCTTTCGTGAAAACCAGGTGATGTTAATAGTTTTAATTTACCCAATAATACTGGACCATCCCACCATACATCTGTTATAATGTGTGATACTCTATCAAGATCAATAAGAGAAGATTCCGGGTGATTTAATTCAGATAGTGAAATCCCCTTTTCAATCATCTTTTTATAATTTTCAGATTCTCTTTTTAAGATTTTCTCTGGATATATTCTACCATTCCTATTTGGTGTGTCGTATTTTTGTAATACAGCGTAAAATTCAAAAGGTTTTGAGTGATCCAAAAAACTTTTTGATTCCATTATAAAATGATTATCCATTGACTTTGGGTTAATAAACCCGGCATCATACTCAATAAGGATTCCTTTACCAGTTTCGTTTGGTCCTAAAATTTTCATATTTAATTTTTATTATAAATACTAAATATTTTCAGTTTTTACCTTAACTGGTTTTGAATTTCCATATTTGGTTAAATAAAATTTAAAATAATCGTGTGAAACAAATACATCAGAATATATATCTTTTGTTAATTTTTTTAATATTTTTTTTAATTCTGTTGATTTAAAATCAAATTCTTGTTCATCAGTAAAAAGTGTTATTTCTAAATTCATAAATGATTTCTTTTTTAATTGAATCCCACTTGTTCTTAAATCTAAGTCTACAATAAAATTATCTTTGAAGTAATCTTTGTTTAAATTGTTGTAAACGGAGTGTTTTATTTGTCTTGTTGTGTTTGATACTACCCTTGTCCAGTTATCTGAATCTTTTTTAGGTTCAATCCAGGTTTGGATGTTTAGATACATTGATTTAAAGTTTTTTGAATCTACCGTTCCGTAGTGAACTTTACTTGTTTTGAAACCATTTAATTTTTCGGTTTTGCCTTTTTTCATCTTTTTTCATACTTCATATGTTTATTTTTTAAAAATTTACATAATATTGAAGTATATATCAATATAATAAAAAATTAATATGTTAATTGTAACTGTAAAAAAAGGTGATATTGAAAGGGCTATTAAACAATTAAAAAGTAAGGTTATTAAAACCAGACAAAATAGTCATTTGAACGAAAGAAGAGAATACACCAAAAAATCTGTACTAAAAAGACAAGCTAAAAATAGGGCTATTTACCGACAAAAATTTGAGAATAATAATTAAATTGTGTTATTTAATTTTTTAAGTTTTAAATAATTGTCTTTTGTATAAAATTCTTTTTCAACTTTACTAATTGTCTCTTGAATTGTACTAACAACTTCAGCGTCATCCTCATCCTTTTTCAAATTGTTCAGTCTAGTAACAACACTTTCTTTTATTACATTAAATTCAATTTCTAATTTTGAATCATCTTCTTTTAAAACTTTAAGAATGTTTTTTTTCTCACTTTCATCCAGTTGGGAAAGATAATTATTAACAGTTTTATTTGCAACATCAACAATTTTTTCTAAAGGAAGGTCTAATTTTGTTTCCGTTAAACTTTCTTTTTTCTTCATTAATGTTTCCATAATTGAGGTCTTACTTTTAAGTTTGTCTTCTAGAGAAATAATATTTTTTGAAAATAGGTTATCAACATCTTTGTACCTATTTTCACACTTTATATGGCCAACCCACATATTAATTTCTTTTAAACTATTTTTTGAAATTTCTTTAGAAATTTGATTATAGATTTTAACAGACTCGTTTATAAATTCACTAGCAACGACATCATCTAAATTTTTATTTTCAGATAATTCATCATAAAGAAAATATAATCTCGCAATTGATTTATTTTCTAATACTAGTTCGTTAAATAAGAACATATCTTTTTTAATACCCTTATTTGTGTAAGATTTTACTAATGACTCTTCTATTTTTGTTTTTAAAATACCAAATTCCATAACTTATTTTTATTATAAATATTAATCATTTAACAATTTATCTAAAGCTTTCTCCATTGTACCCAAAGAATTTCTTGCTTTTGACAAGTCAATGTACTTATCACCCAAAATATCATCACTTTCCAGAAGTATATTTAAATTATTTTCTTTATTTTCTGGTAGTGTTGGTGGTGCTCCAGCGTCTCCCCCAGGAGGTGGTGGTGGACCAGAAGATAGTGACGAACTTCCTCCTCCTAATGACGGTGGTTTTGGTGGGCCACCCCCTAATGGTGGTAATCCTCCAGGTGCTCCACCTTCAGCCGGTGGTGCTTCTGTTGTTCCAGTTGTTGTTTTATATAACTTATCAACATTATCAAATAAACCTGTACGTGTAATAACTGTTGGTGTGTTAGTGAGTTCAGCAGATACCGCTCTTTCAAGACGTTGTTGTTGTATATCAAGTTTAATATCTTCATCTGAAAACCCAAATATATGTTTTTTAGCCCAAGTAGCCGATGTTGGTGCTAATGTTTCTTGTATTGGTGTAACAAGATCCTTATACAACAATACTTTTTCTTTCCATACATCAACCATTAACAAATCAGCTTGTTTTGATGGGTTTGTAAGACCTAAAGTAAAGTTTTGTAATTCATCCTCAAAACCTAATAAGAACAAGTGAATAATTGCAATTTTATTTAATTCAGCAATAATAGCTTTTTGGATTTTATTGATTGTTCTTGCAAAACGAATATCTTGTAACGATAGACTTTTACCATCACCAACAACTTCCTCAAAACCTAAATAAGCTTTTGGTACACGAAGTGCTGTTACAAGTTTTTTCTGAATATACTCAATATCAGCAATTTCTGATAAATTTTGAGCACCAGGTAATGTATCAATTGGGTTAGCGGCGGCAGGGTCTCTTACTGGTATGAAGTAATCTTGATCAACAGCCATTTGGTTAAATCTTAAATCCACATTTCCCGTATTTTTATCAACCACCTGATCGCGTTTAAATTTGTTTGCAACACGTTGTACATATGGTTCAACGTCTTTATCATCCATATTACCAACAAACACCTTAAACACCCTTCTTTCTGGTGCTCTAGATGTGCGATATATTAACATAGCGTCTTCGGACAACATTAATTGTTTCCAAATACGTCTTGCTTTTTCTAACATTGATGTACCGTATGGAAGTTTTCTATCATCACCAAGTAATCTAAAATGCGCAACTTCCCAAGAGTTAAATTCCATATCTTTTATTTTCCAAAAGAATCGTAAACCTTTTTGTTTTGGGTCAACTTCAGCATTTACAGACCTAGCAACCATACCACGTTCTAATCTCTCTATTTCAATATTTGGTAATTGCATACAACCAACAATACCCTTTTGTGGGTCTAATTTTAGGTACACAAAATTATCACCATATTTACAAGTGTTTCTAATCCACATTTGTAAGTTTGTATTAATATCTAAAGTATTATTAAATAACTCAACAAGAATTGCTTTAATCCTTTTAGATTCAGAATAAATTTGTAAAATGTAACCATCTTGGTTTGGTGTTGTTGATTCTTCAGCATAAATGTCAAGAGCTGTTGAAATCTCTGGTGTAAACTCCATTGATTCGTAGTCATAGAACGCGGCCAATCTTGTTGGTTCATAATAAACAGCTTGAGTATAAAGGTTATTTTCAATTTTTGTCCATTGGCCAGCCAAATATAACGATTGTTGAGCTTGGAGTTTTTCAAGTTCATACTCTTGTTTATCTGTGGTTCTTAATAATTCTTTTTTGTCAAATTTGTAAGTTGGTATATCTTGTTGTAATAAACCATTTGGACCAAAAGTTTGTGATAACCTTTGAAATATTGTTAAATTTTTATTATTTTCTGCCATATTTTAAATGTAGATATTTTTATATCTTTATAAATACTTGCAACTAACACCAGATTAAGTTATCAAATCCTTGTGTTACAATATCATCAAAAAGTTGAGTTTCTATGTAACAAGTTGTAATTGGAATTGTGGTTGTTGTAGTTGTTGTGGGTGGAATTACTTGTTTTGTACTTTCTTTTGTAATAATTTGTTTATTAAATGTCTGTACGAATTTTTTGATATTATAAATCTCTTGTCCATTAACAATAAGTTTTGAACCACCAATATAATTTCCAGACCTTTTTCTTCTTTCTAATCCCATTTTTATAAATATTATCTTCCACCAAATAACCAGGAATACGTCATATAATCATTCTTGGTTGGTGTGTTTACTTCTCTACCATATCTATCCACCATTCCAGGTATACTAGGTAAAACCGGATCAAAATGTAATTGTTTTCCAATATTACTATTATCTGACACGGTCCAGGACTCAATCATAACCTTTGTTTTTTCAGTTACTTTTTCAAGTTTTGAAAACGAGGATTCACCAACATAAATGGCCATAGAAATACCCATAATAAGGTCATCGTGTTGTCCCCTTTGATGGTCAGGTCTTCCATTGACATATACAAAAGTGTTCATTTCATTATATAAACGGACACTTTTAATTTTAAATTTATGTCTTACATATTCCTCAAAAGCGGCAATAATTTGAACTCGTTTA